AACTATCACAATGCCAATCGTAGTATTGACCTTTTTTATATTTTGTAAATTGACAAGACTCACTAAAGTCCCAATTAAAATTCCAACCTGCATTTGCGTTTGCTTGATGGATGTATGGTTGTATTTCTTTATAGATCCATCTATCATTCATCCAAACAATATTAGAATCTCTTTTTGTTTTTAAATCTTTAATTTGTTTTTGATTTAATTTTTTACTATCACCATAACCACCAGTGACTGCCATTTGTTCCTGAAGTTGTTTTCCATATTTAGAAATATCATCACAGATCCTAGAAGGGACTGCTGATTGAAAATACCAATAGTAATTTGTTAAGTTCATATTCTTTCTTTTACCACCATAAAAATAATATATCTATTTTTAAGAAACTGTCAATGTTCCAGAAACTGTAAAGGTAGCTATCTTATCACCGCCAGGATGTGTAGAAGTTGCATTTGTTCCTGGAGAAACAGCAAAAGTTACGGCACTAGGTCCTCTTACAATAACAATACCTGATCCACCAGCTTTACCCGCTGCTCCAACTCCTCCAGTAACACCTCCACCACCTGCTCCTCTATTAGTTGAACCAACTGTATTAGCTGCTGTTCCACCTGTCGGTCCTGCACTACCATTACCTGATTGTCCAGCTCCTGCTCCACCACCTGCATAATTTGTAGAAGATCCATTTATATCATTACTTACTCCTGCACCACCTGGGCCCCCTGTTCCAGCCACTCCACAACCTGTTGAACCTGAAGAATCTCCTCCAACACCACCTGCTCCACCTCCACCAGCACCAGCTTCATTAAATTTTGCTTTACCACCATCGTTTCCTTGAGGTGGATCTGTAGGAGGGTTATTACCTGGAGGTGCAGTACTTGGAGTAGATGAACCTCCTGGTCCATGTGTAAATCCCCCAGTTCCTCCACCAGAACCACCACCAGCACCAGATCCTGTACTTTGTGAGCCACCTCCTCCACCACCTGCAGATGTAATGTCACCAAAAACTGAAGAAGAACCTGGTCCTCCTATAGAGTTTCCTGGAGTTCCTGCCCCACCAGCTCCAACTGTTATTGAATAATCTCCATCAAGTATAAATTGTTGATTACCTTGTAAGGGACTTGGTCCATATCCTGAAGTTCTATACCCTCCTGCACCACCTCCAGCAGAAGTTCTATCATATCCTGCTCCACCACCACCTGATGCACCACCACCAGCTATTACTAAATAATCTAATAAAACACCTGTTGATCCATCAGGCCATGTTCCTTGACTCTGTGCTTGAAATTGACTTTGCATTGACCACACACCACTTGCTTTGTTTAATTCTTTTACGACTACGATTCCTGGGCCGCCTGTTCCACCATTTGATGTTCCTGAACCAGCACCACCTCCAGTGTTATTAGTTCCATTTGCACCACATCCAGGTGAATTACCAGCACCTCCGCCTCCAGGTCCTGCTGTTCCATCTGTTACTGCAGGTCCAGGTTCTCCAGAACCACCTCCACCTCCAGCGTATGTAACACAACTACCTGTGATATTACTTGTAGATCCTGCTCCACCATTTCCTGCATTTGTTGGTCCAGGTGCATCTTGACCAACTGCACCAGCTCCACCGCCACCGCCACCTGTTGTACTTCCAGGATTTGATGCTCCTCCAGGATTTCCTTCTGGTGGACTAAATCCTCCTGCATTACCTGCAGCTCCACATAAACCTGTTCCTGATCCTGCTCCACCACCAGAACCTCCTGCAGCTCCTACTTGTATTGGTGCAGGATTTTGACCTCCACCACCAGCCCCACCACCTGAACTTGTTATGGGTTGACACGTGCTTCCAAATACTGAATCTTGTCCTGCTGTTCCAATTGTTGCGGGGCCTGAACTTGAAGAACCACCAGATCCACCACCACCTACTGTTACAGGAACAGTGCCTTGAGCATTTGCTTCTACTTGTCTAAAACCTCCAGCACCTCCACCACCACCTCTATTAGCTCCACCACCTCCACCGCCACCGACTACTAAAGTTTCAACAACTCTAGTTCCTGGTTGTAATGTGACATTTCCTGAAGATGTTTTAGATGTAACAGTACATTTTCCAAACGAAGACTTGTTCGTTTTTCCAATTACACCACCGTTTGCTGAGCCAGATTTATTTCTTGGCATTTGAGTCTCCTATTCGGACACCCAAGCCGTGCCATTCCAATCGTATTTGGTAGGTGTTTCCGATTCGTCGTTTGATTTAGTTGCTTCCCAACCTTTAGTGTTGTCAGCGTTATATTTTGTTTCGTTCCAAGAAATTATATAAGACCATACAACTGGATCTGCTCCATCATCTGTAATTGTTGGATATGTAATTGGTGCTTGCCAATCGTCATTTGAATCTAATGACCATGAAGCGTAAGGTTGTTGTCCTAAAAATTTATCTTTTACAGGATCGTAAATCATTCCGATACCTGCGTATTGTTTTCTAAAATTATTGTTGTAAGAAGTTTGTTTCCAAATACCACCTTTGAAAAAATTAATACACCATGTTTCTCCATCTTGGTGCATATCATTTTCTCCTAATGGTCCAGCTGCAGTAGTAACATCGTTACCCACCACAACAACTCTTTCTACAACTTGATGTGTATCTGATGTAAATCCTGTTGGATCTACTTTTGTTTTTAGTTCTGCGAAATGTGCCATTTTTTTACTCCTTAAAATTTAATTTATATTCTACGCCCCACCTATTGTCAACGTTCCAGATGCAGTAAACTTTCCTATTTTATCACCACCTGGATGTGTAGAACCACAAAAGGCTGCACATGGTGTTCCTGCTAAAGTAAAACTACTTGGAACTCTTACAACAACAATACCTGAACCACCTGCTCCACTATCTTTATTAATACCATCAGCTCCACCGCCACCACCACCAGTGTTGGCTGTTCCAGCGACACCTACTCCACCACCTGGATTTGGTCCACTTCCTCCTGCTCCACCACCACCAGCACCTCCAGAACCACTATTACCAAGTTCACCACCACCACCTCCACCGCCAGCGTAAGTTGTATCTGGACCTAAAATCGTATTAGGTGCTCCTGCACCTCCTGCACCTCCACTTGGCACTGCTCCACATCCTCCAGCTGCTGTTGCTCCACCTCCACCACCTGCACCTGCAGATGAAGGTCCAATAGGGGCATTTTGTCCTTTACCACCTGGATTACCTTGAGGCGGATCTGTAGGAGGCGTATTACCTGCTGCACCAGCAGCACTTTTATAAGAACCACCTCCACCAGACCCACCTGATCTACCAACATTACATGGAGAACTAAAAGAAGGTGATATATTTGCTCCACCTCCACCTCCACCTGCTGATGTGATAGTTGAAAAAACAGAATTACTTCCATCATTACCATTTGCATCCTGCGCAGCTGGTCCTGGAACCAAAGCTCCACCAGCTCCAACTGTAATTGCATACTCTCCCATATTTAAAGTTAACGCAGATCCTTGTAGTGGACTTGGGCCATAACCAGAAGCTCTATAACCTCCAGCTCCACCTCCACCCCCTATATCTGAAGCTGCACCTGATCCACCACCAGCGACTACTAAATAATCTACTGTTGCTTCTCTCTTAGGCCATGTGCCTGCATCTAATTGATCTATTTGTTCATTAAGACTCCAGACTCCTGAAGCTTTATCTAATTCTTTTACGACTACTATTCCTGAGCCGCCAGTTCCACCGTCTGCGTCTTGTCCAGCTCCTCCACCACCACCCCCTGTGTTGGCTGTTCCTGCTGTTCCATTAGAACCAGGAGGCATACTTCCAGAGCCACCCCCACCTGCTCCACCAGGTCCACCACCTGCTGCGCAACCAGTTTCGGCACCACCTCCGCCACCTCCAGCAAAAACTGAACACGTTGGTCCTATATTTCCATAATCAGAACTTATATCTAAACCTGCACCTCCAACACCAGCTGGTTGAGGAGCTGGGTTTGAATTACCACCAGCTGCACTTGCTCCACCGCCTCCAGCAGAATTTTTAGGAGCACCAGCATTTCCACCTGGAAAACCTTCGGGAGGAGAATATCCACCTGCGTTACCTGCTCCACCACAACCAGCACAAGTTGCGTTATGACCTCCACCACCTCCTGAACCACCTGGACCACCATCTCTTGGAGAACCATTTGGTCCACCTTTTCCTCCCCCTGTAGAAGAGTAAGTAGTCCCACAGGCTATTAAACTTGAATTATTTCCAGCATTTCCTTCTGAAGCTCCACCTGCACCAATTGTTACAGGGACAGAACCACTTGCATTAATTTCTAAATTTCTTAAACCACCTGCTCCACCTCCTCCACTTATCTGACTTCCTCCACCCGCTCCACCACCTGCTACGATAGCAGTTTTAATTACACGTGTTCCTGATTGTAATGAAACACATCCCGATGATGTTTTTGATGTTACGGTATTTTTACCACGAGACGTTACATTTACAGGTCCTATAATTCCGCCATTAGCCATAGCCTATAAAACCTCCTACGCGTCGTCTATAACTTCATATGAAACAAAAAGCGTTAAATCTGAAGCGGCGCTTGCTCCACCTTCTAATACATCGCCTTCTTCTAGATAGATAGGCGTATCTAATAAAACTATTCC